CCAGGCCGCCCCGTCCTCATACTCCTGGGGCAGCAGGTAGACCAGTTCCGGGATTTCGCTCGCGCCGATGGCCGTGGCGCTGTCCAGCGTCAGCGCCGCCGTGCCGTTGGCAAGCACCTCGGTCAGCAGCAGGTTGTTGTGCGTCTTGGCCATGCCGCGGCCCACGAAGTCCACCAAAAACGCCTCCAGGTTGCTGTCGTTGTCGAGCAGCAACTCGTCGGTGAGTTCGATCTTTTTGGTGTACTTCGCCAGGGTCATCTGCACCCGGTTGAGCGCGGGCGCATCGCGGTCGAAATTGTTGGTGTGGTTGTCGCTCTGCTCCGCCGTGGCGATAAACTCGCCGTCGGCCTCGTCGTCCACCGGCACGTTGACGGTCGTGCCCACGCCCGGAATCAGGCGCACGCCCAGCGCCGTGGCCAGCATCATCTCGTCGCGGCGGGCGATGATCTGATTGAAGTGCCCGGTCGGCACCAGGTAGCCGCCGTCGGCGCTGCTGCCGATGTTCATACTGGTGTCGTTGCTGGCGCGGTATTCCTCTTGCGCGGCTGCGTGCATCTCTGCCCCCGCGCCTACGTCGCCGGTGCGGATATAGCGCAGCGTGACGGCCATCGGGCTGTCCGCCGTGCGGGTCGTCGGGTTGCGCCGCGCCTCATCCCCGGCGGGCCGGGTATGAGGCGCGAAGCCTTCCAGCTTCTCGGCGCGCCGGATGTCCGCGTCAAGCGCCTCCGCCTGTGCTATAAGGGCGTCGATCTGGCTGCGCTCCTCGTCGAGCAGGTCGCGCTTTTCCGCACCCGCTTTGTCCATCAGCGCCTTCGCCTGGGCCTTGAGTTCGGCCAGTTTGCGGCGCATCTCTGCAATGTTCATGGATTCCTCCTGCCCGGGCTAGAGGCCCAGGCCGATTAGGTTGATTCGTCGGAGGAGATCGTCCGGCCGCGCCCGCGGCCCGGCCTCTGCCTCATCGTCATTATGTGAACCGCCCTGGGTGAGCGCCCGCTGCACCCAGTCCGGCGCGTTCCGCATCGCCACGCCCACCCCGGTATCGGGATAGGCGGGGAAAGTGACCGGCGAGACCTCGATCAGGTCCACGCGCTTGAGCGTGCGTATAGGCACACCGGCCTCGTCTTCGCTCCATTCGTCGCCGCCGCCCGGGACCCGGAAGCCAAAACTCATCTGATCCACGTCGCCGCGCTGGATCAGGGTTACGGCATCGCGCCCGTCCTGCGTGTCCGGTGGCGTGATCTCAAAGCCAAGCCCCTCGTCGTCTTCCCACAGGTTGAGCGTTCCGGCCGCGGTGCGCCCCAGCACACGCGCCGTGTCGTGCTGCCACAGAGCGCGAATGTCGCCGTCCAGGGAGCCGAGGAACGCGCCCGGCGCAATCTGCTCCCGGAAACCCCAGAGGAAATCGCTCAGCCGGTTGAAGACCGCCGCATGGCCGGTGATCACCGGCTGCTTGCCCTCGACGGCGCGAATCTCCACGCCACCCATCGCTACGCAGCGTTCTTCGACGCCGCTCACGCCGTAGCGGATGCCGCGGCCGTCGTCGTCTTCGGCCAACTGGGCCAGCACGTCGGCCAATGCCTGTACCGCCTCGCGCAGTTTGGCCTCGTTTTTGCTGCTCAACACGCGCCCGGCGCGCTTGGATTTAATGGTCATTGCCCCTCCCCTATCCTGCAACGACTACGCAATCACACCCACTATGTAATGGCCCATGTTTGATCGACCGTGCGATGGGCAGCGGGTCCACGCCGTCGGCGTCTACCGTGTCGCCCTCCTCCACAAAGGGACGGCCCATGCGCACGCGCCGCCCGTCCAGCTTTTTGCACAGCGGGCACGAGTCACCGCGCGCGCTCCAGCGCAGCGCCGTCACGCCCCCGGCGACATAGCCGACTAGCGCCAGCGCATTGCCCGCCTCGAACGCCTGTTCGAGCGCCGTCTTTTGCGCTCGGTTCTCCTCCCAGCCGCTCAGCCGCTCTTCGATGGCGGCCTGGGCGGCCTCTTCGTCTTCGGCCTCGGCCAGCAGCGCCCGCAGTTGTTTTTCCCCGCCGACGGTGTAGCCCGCCGCCAGGTTAGCCAGGTAGGTCGCTATCCACTCGCGCAGTTCGTCGCTCCACTCGACCGGATCGCCCTCCAGTTCGGCGGCCACGTCAGCCCAGATGGTTTCGGCGTAGGAGTCCATCAAGGCGCGGAAATAGTCCGGCAGCGCCTCCCGCAGCCCCTCGTAAAAGCTCGCCAGCCATGTCTCAAATTCGGCCTGGCTGCGTTTGCCGAAATTGCGCGCCATGCCGCGCCGGATGTCGGCCACCTCGCGTTTGACCAGCCGCCCGGCTGCGTCCTCCCACAGCCGCACGCTGCGCCGCATGATGCGCTGGCGGTTGCTGCGTGTGGCGTTGGCGCGTTCGTCCCACGGTTCCGGCTCGGACACATCCGCCGCCATACGCTGCTCGCCGTGCTCGTGGCTGCGGGCCGGTGTCGTCGAGGCCGGTGCTGAGGGCGCGCCCGCTTCCATCATGTTCATCGGCACGAGCGGGTCGTCGAGGCCGTCAATCGGGTTGAGGTCCTCAAGGTCGCGCGCCTCGTTGCGCGTCATCCAGCCGGTGGTGATGGCCGATGTGTAGGCCGCGTAGCGCGTGGCCGTGTCGCCGCGCAGCAGCCCGGCCACCTGATAGCGCACAAAATAGTCGGGCCGCTCCTCCACAAAAAGTAGATCGCGGTAGATCGCTTGCTCGTGGCGCACCAGCCAGGGGCGCAGCGTGTGGATCACATAGGAGAGCGACTGGTGCTCGATGTTGCTAAAGGTCGCCCGGTCGAGGTCGGCCAACAGGTGCGGCGGCACGCGGAAGAGGCGCGCGATCTCCTGCACCTGGAATTTACGGGTCTCTAGGAACTGGGCCTCGTTGGGCGGGATGCCCACGGTGGCGATGTCGAGGCCCTCTTCAAGAATTTTGGTGCGGTGGGCGTTGCTCAGGCCCTGATGCTCCGAGGCAAACGACTCGCGCAGCCGTTCGTAGGCTTTGTCGGTCAGTTTGCCCGGCGCTTTGAGCAGGATGCCGGGCCGCGCCCCGTTGGAGAAAAAGCGCGCCCCGAACTCCTCTGCGGCCAGCCCCAGCCCCACGGCCTGGCGCGCCGCCATGCGTATAGGCGACCAGCCGCGGATGCCGTCCCCGCCCGCGCCCTTGATATGATGGATGCGATACCAGGGCAGCACCTTGATCGTCTGGTCAGGAAGCCGGTAGTGGTATTCAAGCGTCCCCTGCCGGTTGCGCTCGATTTTCTCTATGCTGTCCGGGCGCAGGGGCCACAGAGCGCGGACCTGTCCCTGCGGGCTGTACTCGATCTCGCTGTAGCCGTTGCCCCACAGCAGCAGATGCGAGAGCATCAGCTCGCGCCACTCGAAACTGGTCAATTCCGGGTTAGCGAGGTCATGCAACACCGGGTAGAGCGCATGGTCGCGGGCGCGCTCTTTGCTGCGTCCCCGCTGGCGGTAGGTGATCAGCGGCAGGCTGGCGATGTCCTCGGAGATGATCTTGACGCAGGCAAAGACCGCGGCGTAGCGCAGGCTGCTCTCCTCGCTCACCGAAGGCCCGGCAGCGGTGCCACCGCCAAAATGCCCGACCAGCCAGCCCGGCAGGCTGCCGTTGCGCTGCTCTTGATTGCCGTAGAGGACCCTGCTCAAAAAGCCCATGTCATTTCCTTGCGCTCAGCGCCCCAGCCGTCATCAGCCACAGCCCGATCCACGCCAGCGCCGCCGGCAGACCCCAGGAGAGATAGAGCGCCACGGCCACCGTCGCCAGCCCCGCCAGCATCGTCCAGTCGCTGCCGTCAAACGCACCCCTCATAGCTCGCGCACATCCTCTGTGTCGTAGCGGCTGGGCGTGTGGCGCAGCGCCCGATCCAGCGCCATGATGCTCGCCACAATGCCGTCGATCTTGTTGCGGCTGCGCGCCTTGTCGGGCTTGATGTTGCCCGCCGGGTCCATCCTCGCCACCACGTTGTCGGCCATCCAGCGCAGCACCGGATTGCCGTCATGCGCCACGCCCTGGGAGAGCACCAATTTCAGGAACTCCTTCATGGGCGGCGACATACTGGCAAAGCCCTGGCCAAACTGCACCATCGTCTGCCGCGCCTCCTCCATACGCTGATAGAGCGCCGTCGCCCCCCAGCGGTCGAAGGCGATCTCCTGGATGTCGTATTCGAGCGCCAGTTGGCGGATCGTCTGCTCGATGTAGTAGTAGTCGATCACGTTGCCGGGTGTGGCCGTGACCAACCCGTCGCGCAGCCAGGCGTCATAGGGCACGCGGTCCCGGCGCACGCGCTCGACGAGCGAGTCGGACGGGATCCAAAAATGGGGGAGCAGCCAGTAGGGTTCGCCGGCGTCTTCGGGCGCAAAACAGAGCACAAAGGCAGCGATGTCGGTCGTGCTCGCCAGGTCGAGGCCCCCGAAACAGGTGCGCCCGGCCAGGTCGGGGCGCGGCCGCGCACAGGCGTTCCAGGCCGCCAGATCGAGCCACCGCTCCTCCTGTGCCGTCCACTGGTTGAGATGCAGGCGGCGGAAGGTGTTTTGGTAGGCCGGGCTGTTCTGGGCGCGGCCGCACTCGGCCTCCAGATAGTCCAGCTTGATCGTCACGCCCAGACCGGGATTGGCTTTGGCCCAGATCACGGGGTCGCTCCAGTCGTCGTCCTCATCGGCCGCGGCGATATAGGTGAAAAATGAGGGGTCGTCAATGGTCTCTTCAAGGACCTGGCGCGCATACTCGTGCTGCTCCCAGCAGATGCTCTCCGGGTCATAGACGCCGGCGGTCGTGATCATCACCATCATCGGCTGGCGGCGTGCGCCGGTCGAGGTGTTGAGCACGTCCCACAGTTCGCGATTGGGCTGGGCGTGCAGCTCGTCAAAGACGATGCCGTGGGCATTGAGGCCGTGTTTGGTGTAGGCGTCTGCGCTGAGCACGCGGTAACTGCTGCGCGTGCGCGGGATCACGATGCTGCGCTTAAAAACCTGCGAATACTGAGAGAGCGCCTTGCTCGCCTCGACCATCGCCCGCGCCTCGTCGAAAACGATGTGCGCCTGGTCGCGGTCGGCGGCCGCGCAGTAGACCTCTGCGCCCGGCTCGCCGTCGGCAAACAGGAAATAGAGCGCCAGGCCCGCGCTGAGCGTGCTCTTGCCGTTTTTCCGCGGGATCTCGATATAGGCGCGGCGGAATCTGCGTGTGCCGTCGGCGCGCTTCCAACCGAACAGAGGCCGGATGATGTCGTCGCGCTGCCAGGGCTGGAGCACAAACGGCTGCCCGGCCCACTCCCCTTTGGAGTGCAGCAGCAGCTTCTCGAAAAACATCACGGCCTGGTCTGCGGCCTTTTTGTCGAACCGGAACTCACCCTCGGCCATCGCTCACCGTGCTGAACAGCAAATCCGCCAGCGAAAATTCACCGTCGGGATCCTCTTGCGCTTCCACCCGGCTGCGGCTGGCCGGGGTCAATCCGAACTCCGACATAAACGTCCGCATCTGCTTGGCTGCCTGGTTGGAGACCTGCAACCAGGGCGAGGCGTATTGGTAGCCCTTGTCCGTCGTCTGCACCATGCAGAAGTCGGGCATGGCCATCGACTGCTCGGCCTCGACCCAGCGCGCATAGGCCACGGCATAGGCGAGCAGCGCGGCGCGGTCGGCGTCGGTCATCACGCGCATCCGCACCAGCAGTTTGCCCACGCGCCGATACTCGGCCCGCGCTTCCGCGCTCAGCCACTTGGGCGCGGGCGGCAGATGGATCGGCAGCACCGGCTCATGCTGGTTGAGCGGTCTCTTGCCGGGGTTGCCCGCCAGCTTTTTGAGTACACTTGGTTTCGGTGCCGGACCCGGCATACCCCCCTACCTATCTCGCGGCCATGCGCGCGAAAC